TCCAGGTTGAGCATGAAGCAGATCGGGAATCATGATCCTAAGATCAAGATTCGTGACTCTACTTATGGGTTTATCAAGAATGGGGAGCTCCACGGGACTCATTGTACAGCAGAAGGAAAGATTGGTGCTCGACAAGTCGGGCCTCTGTTCACACATCCGAACATGAGAGAGCCAACTGTCATTCATGCTTGTCCAAGAACCCAAATGGCTGCCCTTTTACGCACTACGATGATAAAAGTATCGCCTGATTTGACCATGGTGGAAGATTTTTCCAGATGGTTTAAGAAGATGATTCATGAACCTTTTATCAATCTAGTCAAGACTGAAGGAGTTGAAGTTTCTATCGAGAAATGGTTAACAAAGTATCCTGTGAACTACAGGAAGAAGATGCTGAAACAACTACAGCGCGTTGATTTATGGGAGGAACGTAATTGGAAGTACGAGGCGTTCCCCAAAATCGAAGTGCAAGTTGTCGACGTTGAACTCTTCCTTAAGGAAACACCATGGAACGGAGTTAAGGAAAGGCAAATTTGCGGTCCGCCAGAGGACAAAAAGCTTGCTTGCAATGCATTCATCAATGCTTTGGAAGATTTAGCCAGCAAAGCTTGGCCTGGATATTGTGGAAACAAAAATTGGACAGGAATTTGTAAGATGTTCGATGAGGCTTGGGGTTCATTCTCCAATCCTGTCGGCTCTGCAATGGATGGTTCGGTATTTGATGCCACAGTTCTACCTTGGATAACCAAATTGATGGATGAACTTTTACTTGATGTGCTTGACGAACCGAACTTAAGCTTAGATCCACTTCTAAGCAAGGACCTCATCCGTGATGTCCTTTTAGATTCTAGGCTACTTCACATCACTGTCGGTAGAGGTGCTGTGGAATACGAAGCTTTGGGCAGAGCCTCAGGTGATGGATGGACTACTTTTTGTAATTCAATGATAATGATATCATTGCAGATGTATTGTATGCATATTGCTGGAATTACAAAGTATTTCACCGTTGCTAAGGGCGATGATGTTGAATGCATAACGGAGAAAGGTGATATGCCAAGGTACAGCGCTGCTGTTGCTAAGGTGTTTGCCCCATCTAATACTGCAATCACTCATGGTCTTGGATTCATTGCGAAATTTGTCAAACTTGGTGATCTCACTGAGCTAGACTTTATTTCAACACATAAATTCAGGACTCCTCACGGTTTTCGTATGACGCGTATCCCCCACCGAGTTATCCAGACTTTACCCTGGTCCGTCAAAATTCCT